AAGCCTTCTGAGCAACTTTAGTCATTTCAGTCTCAAGTGCACTGCTGATGTCACCAGCAGTCAGGACACCAGACCCTGTAATTTGAACGCTAACATCTACAGCAGTGGCCTTCATTGCATCTTGAACCATGAACACTTGTTTCAGTTCTTCAAGTTTCGAAGTAAGTTCTTCAGTGTTGAATGAATTAGTCGGAACGTCGCCTCTGTTTGGAATAGACGCAGCAGATTCAGCGGTGTATTTGTCTTGCAGCTTAGCGTCAACCCACTCCGGCCCCATCACAGTTGCCAGCATATTACGTGCGTTGGCTTCTGCTGTAGTTCCAGAACTGTTTGTTTGCTGTGCATATTGACCAGCCTTCACAAAACGTTCCACAGCCGAGTTGAAAGCTCCCATCAGGGTCGTCAGCTCTCGCATCGTAGCAGTCAGCATTTCAGGGAAGCTCAATCCTTGGAGTGTTCCTCCTAGAGTCAAAGCATTATCCAGGGCAGCTTTAATGTTAGATCCGAATTCTCTAGAAGTTTCAGCAAGGTCTTTAAAGGCTTCTTGCATTTCTGGACTCTTTTCGAGCCAGCGGCCAAACAGACTATCCTTGCCCTCTGCGAACCCAATCAAGTCATCTAGAGCGAGGCCCAGGACTCCGACTGCACCGATCACAGAACCGATAGGAGTTAGAAACAATCCGAAGGTTACGCCAAGGGCAGTGATTTGTCCGCCTGTCAGTCCGAACAGTGCCCCAAGTTTTGGGATCAGTCCGATCAGAACTCCAGTGACATTGATCACAGCAGCAACAGGTTCAATCAGCATATTAAATGCCGCCCCCATTGCACGAATACCCGGCTCAGCGTCTCTCATTGCGTCTGCCATGGCTTTAAAGAATCGTCCCATGCCTGCGTCAAAGCCAGCCTTAGAGAAGCTTGCAACGAGGTCAGAGAAGGCGTTATTCATACGAGCTTGCTGTGCAGCAGTGGACTGCATTGACTTCTCAAGAGCGCCACCAGCTCGCGAACGTTGAGCTAGGATACCAGCGAACTTTTCAAGAACGTCAGCAGATTTAACGTCACCATTCTTCATGGCGTCCATCAACTTACCAACAGCATCTTTACCTGTACCAAATCCAGCAGCCTCTGCCATTGCAGACATCGCTCCTGGCATACGTTCAGCCAGTTGTCCTTTAAGCTCTTCGGACATTACTTGCCCTTTGTTCATCATCTGTTCAATGGCTTTCATCGACCCTTTCATAGCTTCCGAGTCGAGTCCCATTGTGCGACCATACTCTGAAATACCTTGGAAGATGTTTTGAACAGAACCTGTCGACATACCCGACGTCTGCCCAGAGGCAAGCATCTTGTTATACGACGGGGCAACTTGACGGTAGTCCATACCGATCTTGTTGGATAGGTCTTTCACCCACTTACTTTGTTCTTGCCCAGCAGACTCGCTACCCATTACAGCAGTCATCGCAAGTTGCTGGCCTTGCATTTGTTGGTTGATCTTGTTCAGTTGGCTGAACGCGAATGCCGCACCAAGTCCTGGGATAGCTCCACGCATGAAGCCCATTCCAGCACCAGCTACACCGCCCCCTAGAGCCCCTTCACGGACAGCTCGGCTTCGAGAGCCACCACCACTACCGCTGCTACTCACTCTCGTGCGTACAGTGAACTCATGCTGGCTGATAGCAGCACGGATCTGGGCACGTAGGGCAGCTTGGTCGACGTGCAGTTTCAGTTTAGGATCTTTCAAGTCAATCTGCATCGCACCAATCTTACCCTTCGCAGCCATCAAGGACTTCTTGACATTACTGATGAATTTGGCTTGACTGATGTCAGCGTCGATCTTGAGTTTGTATTTAGATTCAGTCCCTGTCTTCCAACTGCGTAGCTGCTTCTCAGCCTCTTTCAAGCTGATGGTAACCGGGAGCTTAACCTGCATCTGTCCCAGCAATGTACGCATGAAACGTTTCTGTGCGATCAGATCAGCAACATCTACTTTGATATTGGACAGGCGAATTGGAGTTTTATCAAGTCTCTGACAAATCTTCTTGCTCAGCTCCATCAAAGCAGTATCAGATGCTTGGAAGTTCTTGAACACGATTCTTGTGTTGACAGCCTTCTCCATCTGGGCACGGAGCGTTCTTGAGTCGAGGCTGACCTTGATGTTGAATTTCTTGTTTGCAGCTACGCCGAATTGTTGCAGCATGGCTGTGACACCAGCTAGTTTCTTCTCGAATGCTGCAAGAGGACGGGCATCAACGTTAAACTTCAACGTACCCGTTAGGCGTGCAATTTCCTCGGTAATCATACTAAACTCCTAATAGCGGAATCGAAGACTTGTTGGTGTGTGCCTTTCCCTCGATTCACTCGGCTAAGGATATTCCCGTACAATTTCTCCGGTTCCAATTCTGTGCAAATATCCTTCAAGATGTATTCCTTGCCTTTGTATTGGACATAGACATTACTTGGAGAATTTCTCTGTTGTTCATGGCAGGTCGCCCAACGAAGATTGGTATAGACGTTGTTCGTCTTATCCTGATCTATGTGGTCAACCTCGTGTAGCTCCGATGGTGGTTCTCCAATGAAAGCAATAGCAACCAGACGATGGATCAATCTATTGCACTGCTTCTGTCCGTTAGAAGAATCCCTCAACGGTGAACGAAGATACCCATCTTTATTTAACTTTTTACTGATGCCTCTTGAACTTTTCAATGAGACAATGTTGCCCAGATTTGAAATCAAATAGCCGGGGATATCTATTGTGCGGAATTCTTCTTGGATCATTTGTGAGCCTCGCTATTCTATTTCTGTGCCGCTCTTTCCTGTTCAGCTTTGATACGAGCAAGTTCATCGAACTCTTGTTTCACTTCGAGGATTTCGAGCATGTTGTGTAGGTCTTCAACGTTGCAAACTGTATCCAGCTCTACGTAAGTCGCCATTGGATTCTCGGAAGTCAAGATGAGGTAAATCTCCCAATCCTGTCCGAAACGTTCCTGTAACTTTGCAATGCGGGGGTGAACAGTTTGTGGTTCCCCGCTATTTACACGGCGAAACCGAGTACCGTAAAAACTGAGCCGAAGTTAAATTCGACTACCTCCTTCACCAGCAGGAACAACTTATCGTATTCGCCAGCAAATTCCATGTCAAAGTTGATACCAACACTGCCCTTCGAGCATGTGCTTACTAGTTCGACAATCAGTTGCTCAACACCTTGGTCGAGGTTATCGAATAGTGCACGAAGTGCGTCACCGACCTTATCTGAACCTTCGCTCTGCATTGCGACAAGGGATGGCCCCAGTACCTTCGTGAGTTGTTTCAAGATACGAGTCCCACGCATAGCTGGGAAGTGGGTGATCAGGTAGTCAGTACCTTTAATGTTTACAGTTTTCTGTCCAATTGCCATTATGTTCTCCTAAATTGAATTATGTTAAATCGAGTCAATGAACTCAGAACCTTTACCAGAGATGTAATCGATTGCCCCATTTGCGGAATCAAATAGATCGAAGCCTTGGCGAGCATTACCACCAATACCTCCGTCAATGAAGTCTAGACATTCAATCTCCCACTTGTACGTTTCCAAGCCACCGGTCAGAGCAATGTCTGGGTATGCACCGAGGAAGCACTCTGTCGATTGATAGAAAGTAGTACCGCTCTTGTCGTTTACTGTGAATTCCAAACGTGCAGACTGGTTTCTACGGTCTTGGACAAGTGTCTGTGTGAAGATGTCGTTTGTGATAGAGGTCTGCAATACCTCGACAGTTACAGTAGCGTACAGGTCTGGGTTGAATACGCGGGTGTGTTTACCACGGATTCCACGGTAAACCTTGAAAGGCTTGGCGCCTTTCCATTGCAGAGTGACAGATACGATGCCTGTCAAAGTATAACCACAGAGGATGATTTTAACATCAGATGGGCTATATGTCAAGATGTCAGAAGCCATGTGTCACTCCTTAAAATACGCCGAACTGTTTCAAGATCGGCAAAGTAGAAGAACGCACCAACAATGTATTCTCAAGGAGACTTGTATCCTCGTTACCGCCGATAGTCAGAACTACATCGGAGCAACCGAATACCCACTTACGTTCGCTCAGTTCTGAGCCGAATGTAACTTCTGGAATCTCTTCGATCCATGCTGTCGCTGCAAGGAAATTTGTCTGTCCACGTCCATCTTTAATGAACAGTGGGAATTTACCCATGTGGGTTGCGGTGTCAACGTTGTAGATCATTGACAAGATATTGTTGCTTCCTGACGACTGCATTAATGTCAGTTCAACTCTGTAACCTGCATCGTCGAAGTACATACGGGCTTGTTCACCGTCCATAGCTCGAACCTTGGTGAACGGTTTCACATCCTTTGTAATGCGGATGAAAGTGCCATCCACATATCCAGTCACCGAGTGCATTCCTGCAAGAGTCACCGATACGTCAGAGGGCGAGTATGTCGATAGAGCCATTTTGTTCTCCAATAAAAAAGGGGCCGCCATCAGAAGATGGAAGCCCCAGCGATGTTATCCAATCCACTTCGCGTCGATTGACCCACCCAGCGTTGCAATCACATCCTGATCTTCTGGAGACAGAATAGCGTTACCACCGATGTAGGTGTCGAGGTTGTGAGCGTGCAATACCCAGTCACGTGTCTGCATCGAATTACCGAAAGCAGAGTTTGGAACTACACCAACATACGCGTCGTCGCTGAAGTATCGGCTACGGCCCGAAGAGTCGGAGATTTGCACGGAGAACAAACCAGTGCTGTTACGAGAGGCCGCATCGTTTGCATAGAGCAAGGACAGGATATCGTTGGAAGCAGAGGTTTGTTGCAAGCTTAGAGTGATTGTTGCACTCTTGTTTGCGTTGTAGATACGGGTTGATGTGTTATCTGCCCCAGTGTACATAGTGAATGTTTCAGCACTACGTTCAATATTGACAATACTATCTTCGCTGTAACCACTCACAATGTGAGCGATACCTGAAGAGGTTTGTGTGATTACGACGTTCACATCATTTGGAGCGAACGTTGCAAGACGTTGAGTAGCCATTGATTATCTCCTGTTGAGGGATGCAACCGTCCTTAGACGGTTACAGTTCCACGGATTTTGACGAAGTGGATAGCACCAGCCAGTCGAGCTTCGAATGTGATGCCTTCGAAGATACGTTGTGCACGCATGTTAGCCGATACAGACAGGACATCTGGCACAGTCACGATTGGGGCAGGACTATCAGCCAGACCACCAGCACGGATACCGTCGTTCAATTGGGCACGAATTTCTGCCTCAATGATTGCAGCGCCTGCCGATGTGTAAGGGATTTTCTTGCTATTCGCCAGACGGAACCACAGGCGTTCTTTCATACGCTGTTCTAGCCAGTCTACAAACACCATGATGTCAATGAACTCGCCACCGAACATCTTACCACCGATAGTGGTGTTCAGCCCGCCTACAGTCTCGTAGGTGTTGCCGTTCTTGTCTTGGATGTTCTTGGATTCAGTGTCCGACAGTTTGCTGACTGTGAAGCCGCTCAGTGTCTTATACGCCCATGTGTTAGAGCCCGGTTGTTCTTGCAACTGGTATCCGATCCAAGCAGCTTCTGGGTAGTTTGTATCAGCGTCAGCCGACCACAGCCCAAATGTGCGTTGATATGTCAGTGCTTTCAACTGACTGAACAGATCTGTAGTTCCGGTCGATTTGATATCAATCGCAGAAGAAGATGTTCCGAAGACTTTCTTCTTAGCTTCGATAATTCCAGCTACAGAGAGAACATCGGCAGTCAAGTGAGATTCGATTGTCAGGGCGTACCAAGTGTCGTCAGCAGCCTGAACAGCAGCGATTGTATCGCCCCATGATTCAGTAGCTGGTTGAGCAGCAACGGCCATGTTTGTTGTAACTTTCAGGGACCAATCGACTGTCGAAGCAATAGTTGCAGTACCGTCGGTGTTGTCTGTAAAAACAATCCCTGGAATTGGAGCTACTTCGTATGCTGTCTTCAAGCCCTCAATGATTTCAACAGCAGTATCCAGTGCTACAGAGGTGTAGCTGTATGGAGAGTTGTTGACTGTCATTACGTAGCTTGTTCCAACGACAACTGTTGTAACGTTGATTGTCGCACCTGGGATCTGACGACGCCCGATAACGATGTTTGCAGGCTTCAGTGTCTGACCAAACAGCTTCGAAGCAACAATGTATGCTTTATCAGTTGCGGAGAAGTCTTCTGCCACAGCAGTTAGACTGCTGTATGTACGGGCACGCTCAACAAAGTTAAGGTGCGAACCGATGAATAGAGGGACGTTGAAATTGGTCTGAGCAACCGCAGCAGTTTCGCGGCTGATCTGGATGTCAATGATGTCCGTAAGTTGAGTCATGGTGATTCCTCTTGATTATGGATTTGGGTTTGTTAGAACGTCGATTTCATGAGTGATCGTATAGTCTGGTGGAAGAGCAGAATCATGGTAGATTCCAGTCAACTTAGTAAACTCGATCCAATCAATATCGTCTACTGTCTGAGAGCAATATGCGAAAGTCACATCAAGTTGATAGACCATGTACATATCTGTTTCACGTCGCACAGGCAAACGTCTTGCTGACATATGCTTATGGAGTGAAAGGCGATTCAACTTCATCAGCTCGAACCCTTTAGGGGTTCTCATTGCTAGCTCTAGTTGCTGTGCCATTTCTGCTGTTGTTGTGTTTGCGTCGTACTTACCTGTGAATTCGAATCTGACTTGAGCCAGACCGTCTTGATAGGTTACAGTAATTGCATCACCCGTGAGCGGATTGATCTTCCCTAGATGGGAGGTATATTGCTGTCCAATGGTTTGGAGTTTCATCACATTGATTGCACAATATGGTGAAGTCGGCTCTGGGATATTGGTATAAGCAAAGATTATCGTCCAACTGGGGAACAATCCATTCACCAGTTTGTATAGCGAATCTTCGAGGTCTTGATAGATGTTCATCAGGTAAGCTCCACTCTCATACAAATTGCTTTGTAGTGGTTCAATATGCCCATGGCATAGTTGATTACCTGCATGACTTCGTATAGATCTCCTTGCCAGAAGAAACGATCAGCATCGTGACCGCCTGGACCCTCTTTTAACTGGAGGATAAGCACAGTGTAAACGCCAGTAAGGGGGTTTTCAAATACATTTAAAACATCGTTTCATTTTT